AAGATGGTTATCCATCTTGTGCTAGTGGTTTATTTAGGTATTCACTGAGAGGCAAGAAACAACGATTTGCCGTTTCTCAACTTCTCCGTGTGTACACATCATTTAGCACTTCTACCCCTACTGAAAAGCAGGTTAAAAAGTTTCTTGATGGTGTTAACGCAGAGCCTATACCAGTTCCTACTGGTATAGTTGCAGGTGTTGTGGAGGCGGTCAGAATGCTGTGCCGGAAGGTCCAGCTTCATAAACCAAGGCCCTATTTAACATATAGGCCATCCCCCTCTAAGCGCGTCCCTCATTTTGACGGGCGCACTTATCCTGAACCTACCCACTGGTCATCCCAGTGGGTCTCTCTTGACATGACCTGTACAGGTCAAGTCTTACAGAGAAAGTACATGACGCTTTTCAGGTCTGTACTTGGTTTCCAACAGGGTGTGAAGACATTCAAGGGCTCACGCCCTCCTGTCAAAGACCACGTTGGAAAAATTGGTTTAATCCAGGAACCTGGTTACAAGTTAAGGGCAGTAGCTAACCCGAATCGTGTTTACCAGGTTGTGCTGGAGCCTCTAGGTGATTGTTTGTATGATACCATTCGCTCGTTTGAATGGGACTGTACTCACAACCAGTCTAAAGGTATACCAATTATACAGGAACACCTTCAAAACTCTAAGATCGCACATTGCGTCGACCTTTCAGGTGCAACGGATTATTTTCCGTTGTCCCTTCAAGTCGAAGCGATGAGAGCTTTCATCGTTGACCCTGATCATATGATAGATCTTTTCATCGACCTATCACGTGGTCCGTGGTTAATGGGTGATTCCACCATTCAGTGGAAAAAGGGGCAACCTTTGGGATTATATCCCTCATTTGCTTCCTTTGCTTTCACACATGGACTACTTCTGTTCTACCTCAACAATTTTGAGCATAACAACGCCTTCTTTGTTTTGGGAGATGATGTAGTAATCCTCGATGATGCCCTGTACCTGTCATACATAGAAACCCTTAAGCAACTGGGGTGTCCTACGTCTGATGCTAAGTCGATAAATTCTCGTCACTTAGCAGAATTCGCTGGCAAGGTTATCTACCCTAATGAGGTAGTGCCTCAACTCAAGTGGCGTCAGTTTTCTGATGACTCATTTGTTGATTGCCTGCGTCTTCTAGGTATGCGTGGCCTTAGGCTGCTACGGCCAAGACAACGTAAAGTTGTCAAGGCTATCTGGGATATTCCCGAGACCTTTGGTGGTCTTGGTTTTAATCCAGATGGTTTACCATTCGCTGATAGGTATGAAAAATATCTATCATTGTTTGGTGAAACGTCAAGCAGTTACCTTATGAGCTATGACCGTCAATTCCAGTCGTATTTCTACGACGAGGTTTTGACATCAGGAATTCTCCCTACCCAAGAATATCTGGGTATCGAAGGACTCCCCGATCTCGACCAGAGATCGCTAGCTATTGTTTCCGACCACTTACCTTCCTTATTAAGGTTGTATAAAGTGGCAGGTTACAACCTCTATTCAGTGTTCCCCAATGGGGATTTGCTGCCTATAGAGGGTAAGACTAAGGCAAGAGTTACACTCTTGGAAACAATCGAACG